CTTCACCTGATAATGCAATGGTTATACCTGCTGCTTCTAGTCATGGACTTACAGATAAATCGGGTGCTTTTCTTAGGTCAAATGCACCCACCGCTTTTTTAGGTTTTGCAGGGGCAGAATTATGAAGTATTATCAAAAACTACAAAAAAGAGAGGCAGTTTCTATCCAAATTTTTAAAAGGGTGGAAGATGATGGCTCATTCAGTATTACTTGTACTGAAGAATGTCCAGATTATTTAGCTTGGGTAGATGAAGGTAATACAGCTAAAGAAGTCGATTACACAGAATAATTAATTAACCTTTTCGTGCATTTGCCTTGTCATATAAGAGGTTATTAGGTATAAAGGTGCAATAGTGGGTAAAATTATAAGCGTTGATATAATTAAGGTATGGCTTATTGCCTTAATAATTGCATCTTTTACCATGTTTCAGAAAATAGCTAACATTTTAAGTATAGCTTCATTTGTTCTTATAACTAGCACTTTAGGGGCATCATATTTTGGCTACAAATACCTTACATCACCACAATTTCAGAACAAAATGATGAATAAAGTCCTAAAAAATGTGCAGGGGCTTATGCCATCTATATTAGATAACAATATACCTGATACAACTGGTAAATCTATACCATTACCATTTAAGTAATTGGAAATACGAGAAATAGTAATACCAGAAATAAAAGTTTTTACATATATACCTGCAACAAATGAAAGCCTAAACATACCATTACCTGATGTTGGTATGCCTGGTTGTGTAAAAACACATAGAGATATATCTATTAAAAATACACAAATAGTAAATGATGATCCTAATGGTGCGTTTTATACGTGTCCTGATGGTAGTTTTATACCTTCTTACATACCAATAGACTACAACCCTAGAAAACTGGAAATAGTAGAGGAATCAAAACCATCTGCAATAGATACACCTGATCCACCAAAAGCTGATACACCAGATATTCCTAAGAATGATAAGAAAGAGGAAATAGTTATACCACCTTGTCCAGATCCTAAATCTGCATTGAGAGTAGGTTCATATGCCAATGATAAAAAATTAGAGAGAGTGAAAGCCTTTGAACTTGTAAATAATGAATGTAATATTATCTGGGAACCTGTGCCTTTTAGTGAGTCATATATCCCATCTATACCTACTATCATTTCAACCAGTGCGATAGCATTGGTAGCGGCTACCTCGCCTCTTATACTCAATATAATAAAACCCCTGATTAAAAATTTAATAAAGAAAGTAACAACTAGAAAAAAAAGCTAATATTAATATATAGCTTGCATAATGTAGGGGTATACCCCATACTATAGAAAAGCTGTTATTGTTTACTATCTAAGGCTATGA